AATTCTGCTTTAAATATTGTATTCTGTTTTCCTATAAATTCATTACCGTATCTTGGTGTATCTTGATGTATAGGAGTGAAACTTATAGATACATCTAAAACTGTTGGAAGTTTTTTAGTTTCTGTCTGTCCTTCACTGGTTCCTATAGTTGCATTTTTTTCATCCATTCCTTCTGTATGCCAGATATAATCTGGATTCCATGTTAATGACACGCTTGTGATTATTCCTGTAGCATCAGATAAATAATCCCCTATAGTCAAAGATACTATCTGGCCTCTCATATACCCTCCTCCAACGTATGTAGGTGCTGTTGTTCCTGCTAGAAGGTTTAGTTTTTGGTATAAAGGGAGTATTTCTTCTTTGGTATTTGCTGCTATTTTAAAGGAACACTCTATACTTCTATTAAATCCTCCGTAGGAATAGAAAGTTTCTGCTCTACCTACATAGTTATGATCATTCCAGTTACCAGTAAAACTATCGCTAAAGCTATCTATAAACGCCCTAAAAGGTAGGTAGGTGACTTCTGAGTTATCTTCTTTACCTCTTCTAGGGGTTATAACTTTAAAGTTAAAATCAATTAGATCCTTATAGTATTGATTTTCAAAATCATTTGGGTCAATAATCGTTGTACCTTTAGATAAATCTCCAATAATAGGACCTAGCCCATTTATTCTATCTATTACTTCTATAGTAGTATCTTTACTATCTTTATCCCTTAGTAGTTTACTCTTCAGATTAACACTATATTTGTTTCTATCAAAACCAAAATTAGCTTGTTCGTATCCGTGGCTTCTATTTTCTGCTGAAACGTAAAGGACTGTATATTCAGAACCAATTTTATTTTTATTTAACTGCTCTGGTTTATTTCTATCTGTTTTAGATATAATAGTTGGAGCTGTAGTTGCAGGATTGTATAAATCTTTTAATTTAATACCATCTGCTGCAGAATCTTCAAACTTATCTACATAAGTGGTGAGTATTTTACCTCTAAACGTACTATCCTCTGGGTTTTCTAATCTACCTTTTGTTGTTATATTATTAGTACCTTTGTTGTATAGTGCATTTGGTACTTTGTTTTTATACTCTATATGTCCTCTAACGCCTGGTAAATACCCTCTTTTTCCTGCAAAACCTTCTACGAAGTGTAAACCAGTTCCTGAAACAGGAACTTGTGCTAGAGTTGAAGCTAATTTAGTTACGGTACCTACGACTCCTCCTAAAAGCTTTTTGCCGAAACCAGCATCAGGGTTTTGAATTCCTTTTTCTATTATTCCTAATGCTGCCTGATTAGAAGCAAATTTTAATGCTGCTGGAGTTTGTGTTAGTAGTTTGCTTATTCTTTTTAAATCATCTATCCTTTTAGATCCTTCCAAGGCTATACCCTTAGGGCTTGGATTAGCATTAATATCCTTTACTACTAAAGGCTCAGTGCTTCCAAACTCACCATAAGTCAAGGACTTAAGATTAGTATTCAAATCTATTAAAGGCATGCTTTAAAATTTAATAATTAATTACTAGTTATTTCCTGTTCCGTCTACAGCTCTAGTACGTACTCCTTTCTCAGGTAAATTATCTAAGTAATTGTTGCTAGGTTTGAGACCTTTTAGACTCAATTTAGATTGCTGTGCCAAAATATCTGGATTGTCTGTTATTGATGAGTTGGCATGTAGAGTTGATGTAATTTTAGCACCCTCTCTTTTACTAGGTGTTTGACCTTTTAGGCTTAGTACTGATTCTTTTACTTTGTTTAATAATGACATGTTTATAATTTATTAAAGTTCGTTATATAATATAAATAGCACTAAGTACTAAGTTTAGCTCCTAAAGCTAGTGCTGATCCTACTTTACTACCGTCAAGGTAGACATCTCCACCTTGTTTTACAATATGTATTAATTCTTCTAGGAGTTTTTCTACATTCCCACCTAGTTTTGTTCCACCAGCCATGGTTATTGTATCCTTAGGATTAGATCTAATTGTAAAATCATCTACCTTCATAGGTTCTGCAGAACGTGATTTGGATTGTTTTATATCTCTTACTGCGAGTCCAGCATCTATTGCTACGGATGCTGCTGTTCCTATACCAGGTATAAGGCTTGCTCCACCGGATGCTAATTCTAGTGCTGCTCCTGCGTAATCGCCTTTTGCTGCTCTGCTTATAGCAAATCCGACTCCTGCTAGTGCTCCAATTATAGGTATTTTTTTAAGTAACGACTTACCAACTGCTTTTGCTCCTATTTTACCAGCTGTCTTTGCTAAGTTTTTACCTCCTGTTTTTGCAACAGTTTTTGTAAGTGTTTTAGCGCCTGCCTTACCGCCCATACCTAATACACTTTTAAGACCTTTTGCTCCTTTTGTTAAATTTTTAAAAACCTTTAAAAGGCCTTTAAATTTTTTGAATATAGAAAGAGCTCCAATGGCGCCAACAGTAGTTAATATAAGTCCTGAATATTCTGTCATCTTAGAAAAGAATCCTGCTATTGTTTTTAATGGATCTCCTAAAGCTTTAACTGATTCAGTCATTTCTTGCTGTAATTCTTTTTGTGCTTCTGCTGCAGTTTTTGTTTCTAATTGGCGCAGTAGTTCCTCTGCTCCTGCTGTTCCTCTAATTTTTGCTAATGCTGCTTCTCGCTTTTCTTCATCTTTTATAAGAAGTGCTTTTTCATATTGCTTCCTAACTGCTTCATCTAGAGATTTACTTTGATCTCCACCTAATTTCTTTATAGCTTCCTGCTTTATTAACGTTTCAGCTACTTCTTCTCTAGACATCCCCATTGACTTTGCAAGAGCGTTTTGCTGTAGAACGTTTAATTTGCCAAATTCTTCTGCTGATCCCATTTCTCTAGCTAATTCTGCTGCTAAAGTAGCTTGATCTCCTGATAGGGCTGCTGCACGTGCTTTATCTAAGTTAATATTTCTTCCTAACATTAATTCAGCTTCCATTTCACTTGCAATGGAACTTTCAAAATCTAATAAGTTATCAGCCGCACTATTTAATTGATTGAAGTTTAATCCTAATTTCCTTGCTTGGTAAGCTGCTTTTGCAATTCCGCCTGGGAATTTCTGAGTTGTTAATTGTGTTGCTGATGATGCTGATGCAACATCTTTCATTATATCTTGATACCTAACAGCAGATTTATTGCTGACGTTTTGTAGTTTTACTTGTCCTACTAAATTATCGTTAAAAGTTTTTAAATCTGTTCCGGATGCTGCTGTGAATTGTGCTAGTTTTGCTGCTTCTTCAGCAGAAATGCCTAACTTCTTTGTCATTGTACCGAAAGCAACTAGGGTATCGTCAGATAAGTCAGCTGTTACTCCCATTGCGTCGGACATTGCATGTTGAGTTGCAAGCATTTCTTTACTAGTAAGACTCTTTGTTGCTTTTCCTAGAGCAATAAACCTATCATCCAGTTTATCTGCTTCCTGGTATGACATGTTAAAATTCCTTTGCATGTCAACTAAAGTCTCATTTGTTCTAATAAGTCCTTTGGTAACTTTACCTACAGTAAACGCAAGTGCCATTTTTGAAACAGCTCCTAGAAGAGATTTACCGCCTGCAACCATTGCATTTCCTCCTTCTGCTGCTGCTGCTCTTGCTGATTTGGCAGCAGTTTCAAACTCTCCAAATACTTTACTCAAGCCAGGTATATCTTTAACGAACCCAGCCATTTTATCAAAGAAGTTAGATTCCTCGTTTATTTTTTGTGCGGCATCGGCTACTTCTTCAAAATTTTGTGCTAATCTTGATGCTTCAGATGTAGCGGCATTAAGTTGCTTTAAAGTTTTATTAATAGCTCTACGTTCTTTATCTGAAGCGGTGACTCTAGCATCTGATAATACTTTAATTTGTGAATCTAACTCTGCTATTTTACCTTTTAAACGTGCTTGTGCTCTTGATGCTGTAGCTAATGCTTTTTCAGATTTTAGTTTATCTTTATCAAGTCTTGCAATAATTTTTGCTTCGTTTTGAATACCTTTTACTGCACTAGCGGAGTTTTTCATTGCTGAGGTGAACTCTTCTCCGTCTTTAGCTGCTTGGCTAATATTACTAACCATGTCTGCAAATGCATTATTCGATAGAATAGCATCTTCTCGTAAGTCAGCCAATCGTTCTCCAGCTCTAGCTAAATTTTCTGCTAATGCTTTTGCTTCTTTTGGATCTGGTATATTTTTATTTCCTTCTTCAGCCATTTATAGGGTGGTTTATATAATATAAATAGCAAAGGCCTCTTTTATTTAGAAGCCTTTGTTGAATAACTAGGTTTTATATTAGGTCTTGCAATTGACGTTTTTGTTTTTGCGGGTGTTGGTGCTTTTTCTTCATTTGCCTGTTGAAAATGTTCTCTTATTTTGTTAAAAGTAAACTTTCTTAACCAAATAGGCATATTATAGACTGTATGCCAATCGTACCCGCCATTGCCGTGGAATACTATATCATGTATATTGTTAAAAACACTTAACCTATATTCAGGCGTCAGGCCAAAAAAAGTTAAGCCCGATGGGCAAATCAACTTCCTCCTCTCCACCTTCTTCATCTTGAAGGTTAAATACCATTTTTACATCTGGGTTAATTAATTGATATTCTGCTCTTAATGCTCTTGCATCTTTAGCTAAGAGGTACTCGTCAACAAAAGATCTAATATCTTTCTGCTCTGTTAACCCGTTTACGGAGGTTATTATCTTTTTAAGTCTAGTTGTTACTTCAGGAGAAGAATTTTTATTTAATTTCTTAAGCCCTGTTAATTCTCTCTCTATACTTGTTTCATCACTATGAGTTAGAAGTTTAAAAGTAATTGTATTACCTGTTGTTGGTAGAGCAAAGCTAAACTTATTTTCTTTTTCTTTAACTAAACTTTCATCTAAGTATTTTAATTCCAATTTAGATAAGTCAACTGTATGGTTTGTTCCACCTCTAGAAAAGGTATAGTCCTTTCCATAAGAAAGTACTCTAGCAGCAAACATGATTGCATTTTTATCACCTACTAAAAGTTGATTGTAATCTACTCCTTCAGTAACAATCAAAGATTTAAGTAATCTGTCAATTACAGTTCCGTTCTTAATGTAATTTTGATTAGTTAAAATATCTTCTTCCTTTGCGGTCATATATTTCATTTCTACTTTCCCTGCAGCTAAAGCTGAATCTTCTGGGTATAGCAGCCCTTTAGATGGTAATTCTACTGATTCTGTAGGGACTTTAAATTGTGATTCCATAAATTTTATTAATTATAACTTGTTCTATATATAAATATAAGAAAAATAACTTTTAGAAACAACTAAAAAACCCGGAAAAGATCCGGGTTCATTAACTTTATAAGAGGTAGGTGTGTATTAGTAATTTAATACGCAGTAGTCCATTGCTACTGTAATGCTGATTTCAACAGCTTCATCAGATGTCCAGTCATATTGACCAAAGTCTCCGTTTGATAGTATAGCACCTTTGATGATCCATTCTCCTACGATGTCTCCTACAGGTCCTAAAATATTTAGAGTTAAATCCTTTTTATAGAAATCAGAGTATCCTGCTCTACCAGTTACTGATTCGTAACCTTGTCTTGCCCATTCCATTACTGCTTGAGCACCACTTGGTGTTACTGGATCGTAAAGTGTCATGGTCATATCGTCCCATTCTCTTTTTCCTCTAATTTTTCTATATGAATTGATGTGATCTAATTTGATAACGTTATCGGTGAAGGTAGGAGCTTTTACATTCTTTACCATGAAGGAAGGAATTCCGTCGATAAGCATTACAAATCTGTTTTGTACTTTCGGTTCGAAAGCTTTAAACATTATTTCGTTTGGATCTAATATTGCCATGTTCTATTTACTTTATTATAAATATCGTTAATTAAAAATTATCCATTAAAAGTTGCTCCAGTTGGCTCAACTGTAAAGTCAAGTACTATAAATTCTGCAGTTTTTGCTGGCTGAATGAATATTTGACCTACTAATTGATTTCTGTCTACAACATCTGCTGTATTGTTTGTATCATCCATTACTACTCTAAAAGTGTAAAGACCTTGTCTTTGTACTACTGATTCTAAGTATGGATTTACTATAGATAAAAATCTGTTTCTAGTTGCTACTGTATTTTGTTCAAATACTAAGTTTCTAGCTTGATCTCCTAAGAACTTCTTAAGCTCGATTAATAATCTTCTTACGTTTACTCTATCTAAAGCTGATGCTTTAGTCTGTAAAGTCTTTTGACCAAATACTGCAATACCTTGTCCAGGGAAAGTAGCGATTGGATTAACTTTACCATCATACAATAAGTCTCTTTGACCTCTTGTTAATTTTTGTTCTGCTTGAATTACTCCAACGATTCCTCCTCTTACTAATCCAGCTGGTGCGAACCAAGGTGCTGAACTATTATCTGTAAATGCATATACTCCTGGTATAACACAAGAAGCAGGGACATATACGTTTCTTCCCGTAGCAGATACAACTTGTACCCATGGCCAATAAGAAGAAGCATAAGAACTATTTAATCCTGTTGCTGTTGATGTAATGTTGCTTACAGTTGAACCATAAGACTCTAGATCTATTACTGCGATACAGTCTCCTCTAGATTCTGCTAAAGTAACTACACTATTTAATGCTCCTGCTTGATCAGCATGTTTGTAAATTAAACCTGGTGCAGATAGTATATTAAATATGTATTCGTCTTTATTATCTAGTATTGATATAGCATCTGTATAGTTACCAGATGTTAAACCTTGAGTGTTTGTATTTGATATAGATCCAAAGTAGTTAGCGTTAGCTACAGCATTGATTCCATTTGCATTGTAGAATGATCCAGATTCTTCAATCGGTAAAGATCCTGAATAAGAAGCTCCAGCTTCATCTACTCCTACTGATACACCATCGTTTTGTAAGTAGTCAACTGTTGCTGAATTTACTGCCGAAATGTATATGTAGTTAGACTTGTTAACATAATCTCCTTGAGTCTTAACATATGTTTTAGTCCCGTCTGTTGCTTTAGTTTTAAACTGAGTACCAATTGCGCTTTCAATGTAGTTAGAAGAATTAGGATCTAAACTTAAATTATTAAAAGTCTCTAATACTACTTTATTACTGTGACTGTCATCACCTCTTCTTATTAAAAGAGAGAATGTACCTTTTTTAGCATCGACGTTTTGTATTTGCCATCTGATGTTATCAACTGAACCAGCTACTAATGCTCCTCCAGATCCTGCAATTTCTGCTCCTGGGTTAGTTAGTGATACTGAGTTGTTAAAGATAGCTCCTTTTCCTAATGTTTTAATTTCAAAAGGTTGAACACTACCGTTAAGTGATGATGAAACGTGAGTTGAAGATGCTTGAGTAAAAGATCCAGTTACTACTCTTGTCATCAATACAGAATTACCTCCTTGTTGGAAGTAGTTTTTAACCGCTATAGAAGTTAAATATTCTTGCTTTGTTGATGCTGATACAAAAGTTTCTCCGAAATTACGTACATACTGATTGTATGATGTAACGATGGTTGGTTCTTCTACTGGTCCTTTAACTGAAGGCCCGATGATTGCAGCGCCAGCTTCTACTGGAGCAGGCTGGATAAAAGAAATATCGTTTTCTCTTGCAAATACACCCGGTGAGATGATTGATTCTGCCATGTTTGGTCTATTTTATTTTAATTTATTATAAATATCATTCAGGAATGTAAAACAGAACTAATGTTTTAACTATATCTGTCTATAATAAATAGGAAAGGAGGATGTAAAACCCTCCTTAACTATAAGTATGTAAAAGATTCTTTATTTTTCCTCTACAAGCTCTGGTTCTTCAACACCTTTTTCTTCTTTAGGTGCAGGAATAAACTCGCCGTTCTTCAAGTCAATTGAACCAGCGCCGTAAGATGCTTCTAAAGCGTCTACTAACTCTTTTTCTGATTCTCTTAATTCAGCTAAAAATGATTTTGCTCCTTCTTTTCTCTCTGAGATATTGATTTCTGCTAGAGAAATACCTCCTAGTTCATTTACCAAAGCAGCATTCTTTTGCTGTAGTTCTTGTAACTTGTCAAGCTCTTCTTGAGTTAACTTTTGATTTGCCATAATTTAATTTTTAATTAATCGATTTATTATAATAGTAATATAAGAATAAATATCTTATAAAACAACTTTTATTTAAATTTATT